TATTGACTGTATTGGCATTCACATTGCTTGTGTCGGCAGGTGTGAATAGTATCAGGCCGTTCGCTACTATGTTTCCATTCACATCAACTCTGAATCTGGATTCGCTGTTGACGATGTAATTGATAAGGTTTGAGTTTGGGCTGTTTGCTGTATCAACTATGGTCATCTTTATGGCGGTGTTGCCAGATGATTCTGAAAACGTTGCTGATAGATTCGATAGTGGTACTGCCATTATTCTTGTACTACCATAAAGGTTGTTTGATAATCCTGACTTGATTTGCCAGTGAAGTGTTCTTCCTGTGCCACAAGATTGCCGTTTCCATCATAAATCACACTGTCTAGTATGTCTGTCCAGTTTGTAGGTTCATACCCCAAGTCATACTCATCTGCGATAACAAAATTGTCTAGTGTGGTTGAGACACCAGAATCATCACCAACAACAGTCATACCTGTTTCTAAGGTTCCCTGTATGTCGTACAAGACAAGCAGACCGGTTTCAGGATAATAGTTCTTCACTCTTGCAGTGGTGTTGCCACTACGAACAATTTCTTCTATTGCAAAACTCATGATCCACCGCCTGCTGCTCCACCATAGACGATTACATCGGAGGAGTGACCGTATGGTCGCGACAATGGTGGTGGATGCTCAACAAAACAAAACTGCTTGTCAGGTGCAGCACTATCACCCACGGCACAGATGACCAACTTGCCTTCGATGTAGACATTCTTGGCACCATAGGTTGGGATCAGGGCACCTTGATCACAATGAGTATCAAGATCACCCTCTACCGCCCAAAGTTTGCCATTCACAAAAACGGTTCCTTGTCCTGTGACTTGAGTAATAGCATCACAAAATCTATTGTCGCCGTCTCTGTGGGCTCCTGGCATTTTACGCTACCTTTTTAGGTCTTCCTCGACCACGCTTGATGGTTTCTTCTAGAGGAATGGTGACTTTATCTGCTTCTTCTTTAGTCATTGTAATATTCTTCATCAAGTCTTCACTATTGAATACTGCAACACCGGTTGATCCCAGACCACCATCTCTATCAGTCTTCTTCAGAGGTCGTTCCATTGTTTCCCAGAGAACATAATCTTCCGACTTGATCATCTCTGCTTGAGCGATTCGATCACCATTATTTATGGTCAGAGGATTCTCCGAGAGATTGGTGAGCATGACCATTGTTTCTTCGATGTAGTCCGAATCAATGACTGCTTCTGCATTTGCCAAGACCAATCCCTGCTTTAGAGATAGACCTGAACGAGCATGGATACGAACAGAGTATCCGACTGGAATGTCGAAGATGTATCCGGTGGGGACCAGAACTCGATCACCCGGCATAATGGTTAGCCGACCATCTTGTAATGACCGAGTAAACTCAGTATTGAATGCGTTGTATCCCTTGTATGTTGACTTACCCTCCGCCTGAAACGCCAGGTCGAAACATGCCGATCCTTTGGTTGCGAACTTGGGAAGTATTACGTTGGGGTGTGTCTTGTAGATGCTCAATCTGTTCATAATGTACTCCATGTTTATGATTCTCGGCGCTTTTTGCCTATTGTGTATTTAGTCACCAATGTCCAGTCATTCTTTTCCTTGTGAGGGATGATCTTGACTTGAGATACAGGTATCAGGGGTTCGGCACTCTTATCTCTGTCTACCAGCGATACAAGTCCCCATTCATCAAGCAGGTTGGCTATAACATTTAGACGGCCGCGATCATCTTCAGTGAAGTCTGATTGCTTGCCGTCTAATAGGAAGAGTTGTTTGAAATGAATGACAAAATAACGACCCTGCTTGTGTAGGATGTGGCAGGACTGATACAATGTCTTGTCTTTTTTGGATGCTACCCCGATTCGAGACAGGGTCTCTTTCACTTTCAGAAAGTTCTCTGGATCAGGTAGGGTCACCTCGATCAGTTCTTTTATTTCTAGCATGTAATCCACCTTTATCTAATTCTTTTCTCATTACATCCAGTTGAGACTTAGACAAAAGGGGAAGTGCTTCCTTTGCTCTTTCGTTAGAGTAGTTGTAGTATTCCTTCACTACTTCTAAATCATCAACCGTTTCTCTCTTGAGCCACTTCTGAAATGGTCTCTTATAGGGTCTGATTGTATTTAGAAGATATTGGTACTGAAGAAGTCCATCTACATTAGGTAGACGGTTCATTTCGTTGGCATACAAGATACAGTCATAGTGAAAAGACAGTGCCTTGTTCACAACGAACGGCACATAGTCCTTCTCATTCTCTGTGGTTATGACCGGTTTCTTGGTCTGTAGAATAGACGGAATCGTCTCTTTGAAAAGATCAGGCATTGAAAAAGTCCTCAAGTGAATTGGAAGTGGTGAACAACCGCTTCATTTCAGCATACTCGAAATCAGTCTGTTCGTCAAGTCTTTTGTCGGGTTCCAGAGTGTTACCCATCAGAATGTGGCCACCACCAAGTCTTTTCTTGCAGAGGTCAACGTTGTCTCTCATGATATCGACACCATAGATATCATTGAGGGCATCTTCCTCAAACATGTTGTGATGCAGCATCTTGAACCACTTGACTGGAACAAGGAACTGGCCGTCACCACAAGCAGGGTCAATGACTGTTTTTCCAGGCGCGAAAACTCCCGGATCGGAATCCAGGAGTCTCTGCATTATTTCTATGACCAGATCAGTCGGAGTGAAGACTTCACCAGTTGACTTGACTCGGTCAGACTGGCGGTCAACACCAGACATGTATCCGTGTTGGTCGGTGAGACGTTTGATTTCAGACCAGATGTTCATACTTTGATCATCTTTAAGGTTTGTATGTTGATGAAACCCGACCATCTACAATGGGTGTTGAGAATATCTAAACATTCAATGATCCTGTTTTTAATATCTTCACATTCTTTCTTAGAATCAGCATAAACATAAACATACAATCTATGGTTTTCGGAACCAGATGAGGGTTTATCATTGTGAGACAGTATCTCAATCGATTCAGGTGTGAGTACACGACTAGCAGGAACAGCAACTCTCCATCCAAGAGAGTTCTCCTGATCAATCTTGTATTTGTTACCAAGGTTGTTGTTCTTGCTCATAAAAGAGACACACTTCTCTCTTCCTGACTTCGGTAAGAACCCCAATGATGTATCTGAATTGTCGGAAAACATAAGACCGTCATGGCCGGACTTATTCACGACAAAATATCCAAATGTCGATCCAACACCCTTAAAGTGCTTGGCAACATCATTCACATTGGCATAGGTTGAGTATGTATCAAATACATCCCACAACCTACTTTCACCATCAATTTTATGTTCACCTTTCAGGTCAGATGAAGGTGACAACCAACTATTGGGGGTAATCATGGCAACATATCCGTTGGACGCAGAAATCTTTATTCCAAGTGAGATAAACTTAGACCATAAGTTACTCGACTTATCTTTACGTTCATTGTTTTCCTTCATCTCTTGGTATGGTGGATTACCTAACACTACATCAAACTTCATATCTTCCAAATCCTCTATGTTGATCACTTTGTAACCATAGTATTTAGCTATACGATAGACCGCCTCTCGTTCCTTGTCAATACCTAAGGTTACATTTTGATAACCCAGTTCCTTAAGCACTGGAAGCATCTCATAGGAGAACAGAACCAAGACCGAAGCAGTCTTCTTTACCTTGATCTTGGATACTATCTCCTTGGTCAGGTTGGCTGGAACAAACATACCATCACGGGCCAGTTCCAGTGCCTTTGTGATTTGATCGGTCATTATCTATCATCCGCTTCATCGTATCTGGCACGAAATTGCAAACATGCCATGGCAGGATCCCAGAATTGAAGGGTGATGCCCAGAGGTTCGGCGATCACACCCCAAACAAGATCAGACGGCGCCTTGACCTGAGGTCTTTCATCCATGAGAATGCGAGTATCCAAATCCTTGACCATATCAGGAAACGGATAGACCAGGTCAAACTTCTTGGCAATTGCCTCTTCGATCTTTACCTCAATCTCACGATACTGAGGAATACACATCTTGATGGGACGAGCAATGTCCGACAAGTATGCTTCTGAGGCATCGTGAAGGAGGAGTGTCAGTCTTGACTGGTCGTTGCCCAGATTGTTTCGAACCGCATAGTCATAGAGATGAACACAGTGTTCTGCCACAGAATAGAACTTCTTCACATGTCCGGCATAGCGGCACTGATTGGATAGTGCGTGAGCAATGTCGGTTATGTTGATTTCATCTGATGCAGGATTCAAGAAATGAAAAGCAGTACCAGACCACGTTTCAATAAAGTTCTCAGCAGTGTAACTTGTCATTTTCATTCTCTCTTGTTCCTTGCGTTTCCAATACTTCATCATTTCATGAATCTGACCCACTACAGGAACTCACACTCCACCATGATTTCAGTTAGACAGGCCACAAGATTCACCTCCTGGTCAGCCACAAACGCAGACTGATACTGATACTTCGCAATCGTCACAACTGCCAGAGGTATCGACTCGGGTTTAAAACTCTCGGAAAGAGAGTCATAAATCTTGCGATAGATGGTTGCAGGGTCGATATCAGAGTTGACGACCACCCACTTACGCATCTCACCGAAGTTCTTGCCCTTGAGTGCGGCGATCAAATCACCGATCTTGCGAACATCGGACAACTGAGACATTGTGCCAGCATCAATCGAACCGGCAGCAGCAAACTTCTGAAGTTCACCAAGAACTCGCCGATAGTCTGGAAAGAACTTTTCGATAATCTTTACAAGAACTTGCTTCTCATATGTCACCTTCTCTTGGTCGAGGATGAAGATGATACGCTTGAACAACTGCGATGCCATCTCCTGCTTCTCTTCACGCTTCAGTGTGAAGTCGATCAGAACACAACGAGAATGGATTGCTTCTTGTAACTTTGCCTTGAAGTTACAAGTCAGAATGAAGGTGCAGTTATCAGCAAACTTCTCAATGATACCACGAAGCGCCAACTGAGCATCGGGTGTCAGATTGTCTGCCTCGTCAAGAATGATGACCTTGCGGCCGCCAGTCAGTGAGACTGTTGACGCATACCCAATGATCTTGGTTCGTAGTGTATCAATACCTCGTTCTTCTGAGGCGTTGATGAAGAGATGGTTGATACCAATCTCATTGCACATGGCCATTGCTACTGTGGTCTTACCCACACCAGCAGAACCAGAGAGCATCAGATTCGGTATCTCACCATTATCCACATATTCCTGGAACACCTTCTTCAGGCGTGCCGGTAGAATACAGTCTTTTA